TGACCGTGGAGAATGAATCTGAGAAAGAAGTGATAGACCGGATACGTTATACTTTACAGAACAAAGATCAATACGGGATTATGTTTATCAATGAAGAGTTCTTATGATTCCTAAATATAAACAATTTATTCCTATTAAGCCTCATATAAGACCTTGGGTACTAGATTGGGGAGTTTTATGGATATGTGAAGATCCAATGAGTATTCACAATGGTATGAGGTATTGTACAGGCGAAACACCCAAAGAGGCTTACGATAATTTTGTCGAGGAGTATATGGTTGAACCAGAAACAACGTCTACAAGTACATGAGAGAGTGTTCCATAAGCTTTACACAGCTAGGCTATCGTTTAACCACGATAAAGTGATGTCTATTCTGAACATCATAGATGCTTACTGCTATGAGGTGAATGGTAATAACGGTGAATTATCTAGTTATGAGATTCGTAAACGGCAAGATGAATTGCTTTTGAAACTGAGTGAAGTATAACGATTATTTATAGGGGACGTATGAGTAAAGATAAAGAAAGTGGTGCTAGAATAAATCAACATTTTCATTGTATTGCTAATGAATTTGATGAGATGGATAATTGTTCAAGTAGTGATGCTTTAAGTATTTATGAAAAAGAAAGTAATGGTGAAGTAAGCTACGATGGATTTTGCTTCAGTTGTGGTCAACATTTCTCTAAAGAACAAGTACATTCATCTACACTCGCTGTTGAATTAGGTATTAAAGAAGGTGTTGTTGTAGAAAAAAAGAATCTTAAACTCGCAACCAAAGCTGAACCTCTGAATGGTGAACAGATTGGTCAGTTAAAACAATCAATAGGTTTCAGCAAGCAACCCTATCGTAAAATCAGTCCTGAGACTTTACAATTCTACGGACACATGATTAAACGTAATAGTAAAGGTGTTGCTACAGAAGTTTATTATCCTGAAACAGAAGATGGTAAAGTTGTAGGTTTCAAGATTCGCATTCTACCTAAGAGTTTTAGTAAGATTGGTAGAACTGGTAAACAGAGTCAACTATCAGGTCAATTCCGATATAAAGGTAATGGTAAACGTATTCTTTATGTTGGTGGAGAAAATGACAAATGTGCGGCACGGCAAGCTTTAGTTAAATATGATGTTCATGTTGTATCACCTACTTGTGGAGAAGGTAGTGCTGCCAGTCAAGCCGCTGCTCAATATGAGTTCTTCGATAAATACGATGAAATCTACATTGGTATGGACAACGATGAAGCGGGGAGAGAAGCTACAGCAAAGATTGTTGAAGTATTACCTAAAGCTAAAGTTAAGATAGTTACTTGGAGTGAAAAAGATCCACACTTACTATTGGAATCAGACAAAGAGGAGCAGATACGAAGAGACTTTTGGAATGCTAAAGAATACGCAGCAACAGGTATTAAGTCTGGTGCTGATGCAATGGAAGAAGTTAAAGAGTTTCTTACTGCACCCAAGTTACCTTTACCTCCACACATGCACAGAATCCAAGATGCACATAGAGGTGGTTTAAAGAGTTCTGGTTTCATTGGTAATATTATTGCTGATACATCTGTAGGTAAGACATTCGTTACCGATACATTGTTGAACTTTTGGATACCACAAGACAATTTAGTACCAGTTGTTGTGTCAATTGAACGTACTGCTGGTGAGTTTATGGCTGATCTACTGTCCATTTACTTAGCTAAGAATCTAACTTGGTTCAAAGAAGGTGATGAAGCTGTAAAGTATCTTGAACGTCCTGAAGTTAAAGAACTTATTCAGTCATTTATTTATGATGCTGAAGGAAAACAAAGGTTCTATGTAATTGATGAACGTGATGGTAGCTTAGAAATATTACAGAACAAGATGGAATTAGCTGCGGCTAAATATGGTACTAAACTATTTATCATCGACCCTCTAACTGATATTCTACGGGCGCTTGGTAATGATATTCAGGATACCCATATGTTGTGGCAGAAGCAGCAGAAGAAGAAAGGTTGGATGATACTCAATGTGTTACATACGAGAAAGCCACCTTCTGATAAAGATGGTAAAACTCGTCCTGTTACTGAGTACGATGCTTATGGTTCATCTACATTTGTTCAATCCTCTGACTTTAATTGGGTGTTGAATAGAGATAAGATGGCTGAAGACGCAAATGAACGTAACACTATGACCGTCGATATACCGAAAGTTAGGGGTGGTACAACAGGTCGAGCTGCTGAACTTATTTATGATGTACAAACACGTAGACACCACGATAAGGAAGATTTCTTCAGTTCAAGTAATACTACCAGAACTGTGAATCCTAATGTGGTTGAACAAGAAACTGAAGTACCTCCTTTGTATCAAGATGAGGAGGTTGTTGAATTGAATTATTAATGAGGAGTTACCTTGGACTACTGTTACGATCTGGAAAGCTATCCGAATTGCTTCTTGTGTTGTGTTGCTGATTTAACTAACCGTAAGATGAAAGTGTTTGAACTTTCAGAACGTAAAGATCAACGTGAACAAATGTTTGAATACTTACGCAATATAGTTAGGAATAAAGGTAGACTTATTGGCTTTAATAACTGTGGTTATGACTACCCTGTTCTACATCAGTTATTAAAAAACAAAACCATGACACCTAAACAAATATTTGAGTATGGTGATAAGGTAATTAAGTCAGGTTACACTGATAATAAATGGCAATATGTTATTCGTGATAAAGATGTAATGATTCCACAAGTTGACTTGTTTAAGATACATCACTTTGACAATAAGGCAAAAGCCACATCGTTAAAGATGTTAGAGTTTAATGGTCGTTCTGATAATATCCAAGAACTTCCTTATGCTGTTGGTAGTTATCTGAAGTCACATGAAATTGACAATCTGATAAAGTACAACTTCCATGACGTTAAAGAAACGATAAAGTTTTACGAAGCATCTAAGTCTCAGGTTGAGTTCAGAGAGAAGCTTAGTAAAGATTATGGTTTTAATGCTATCAACTGGAATGACACAAAGATTGGTGCTGAATACTTTGTAATGGAGTTGGAGAAAGCGGGTATCAAGTGTTACGATAAAGGTGGTAAACCAAGACAAACTAAACGTGAATATATTGATTTAGTTGATTGTATTCTTCCTTATATCAAATATGAAAGACCTGAGTTCAACGCAATCCTAAACTGGTTAAAGCGACAACGTATTACAGAAACAAAAGGTGTGTTCTCTGATATTATGGAGCATGAGCTTGGTGATGTATCTAAGTACGCCACAATGAAAACTAAGCGAGAGAAGCTTAAGGTAAAGCCCACTGACGCGGATATAGCGAGGTTTAAGAAAGACAAACCTTTGTGTTGGGTAGAAGAAGTAGAACTCAAGGCTAAGCTTCCCAAGAAGGATGGCGGTGGATTTAAGAAGTCACATTACTTGTGTTGGAACATTTGTGAATCATTGAATGTTACAATTGATGGGTTAAAGTATGTGTACGGTACTGGTGGAATACATGCTGCTATTGAAAATAGAGTAGTTGAGTCTTGTGATAAAAGGGTAATACGAAGTTACGATGTTAGTTCCTTCTACCCTAACTTATCAATTAAGAATAGATTCTACCCTGAACACTTGGCTGAGAAGTTTTGTGATATTTATGAATACATCTACGAATTAAGAAAGACTTATGATAAGAAGTCTGTTGAAAATGCAATGTTGAAGTTAGCTCTGAATGGTACATACGGTAAATCAAATGACCAGTACAGTCCATTCTTTGATCCTAAGTTCACAATGCAGATTACTTTGAATGGACAGTTGTTGTTGAGTAAAGCTATTGAAATGGTATTATCAGTACCTACAGTAGAAATACTCATGGCTAATACAGATGGTTTTGAGTTTATTGTAGATCGTGAGTATGAACACTTAACTGCTCAGAAGTGTAAAGAATGGGAAGAAATGACTAAATTAACTTTAGAAGATGTAACCTATTCCAAGATGGTGGTGTCCGATGTAAACAATTATATTGCGATCAATGATAAAGGTGATATTAAGATGAAAGGTAAGTATGAGTGGAAAGATTTACCTGCTCATAAAAACCAGTCAGCATTGGTTGTAAAAATGGCAGCAGAGAAGTATCTAGTTGATGGTGTTGACCCTGAAGAGTTTATCCGTAACCATAAGGATAAGTTCGACTTTCAACTCCGTACTAAGGTGCCACGTAGTAGCAAGTTAGTTGAAGTGGATAGTGATGGTGTGGATAACCAAGTTCAAAACATTTGCCGTTACTATGTAAGTGAGAAAGGTAAAGAACTGGTCAAGGTAATGCCACCATTGACACCTACTAAGACAGAACAGGTGTGGGTTAATAATCAACTGATGGATTCTGTAACTATTTCATCTAAATCTGATATTACTCGATATGAGAAGAAAGGTTATGTGTTTGAAAAGTTTGTAGAAACAGTTTGTCCAGAACGTAGGTTAGCTATTGAAGCTGGTTGGAAGTGTAAGGTTACTAATGAGATGAGTGCTTTTGATTGGGATATTGACTACAAGTATTATATTGATCGTACATGGAAACTCGTAAACTTTGCAGATGTTGAAGAGTCTGAAGTTGTGGATGATATTATTTTAGAAATTGATTAAAATAATCCTTGCAACACGATTAGTAATTTGATACAATAGATAAGCTAGAATTTAACATTTAAATAGGAGTAATAGATATGACAGCAGCAAAGAAAGCACCAGTAGTTACATTACCAAAACCTTTCGAGGAGGGTTACACATTCTTAGTTGAGGCTAAGATTATAGATACCACGTACAACCACACTTGGCCTTACTTGGTTGAGGTGGTGTTAGAAGATGGTATAGATCGTGAAAGTGTAACTTTAGAGTTTGACAAAGAACAACTTGTTAAATTTATAAGTAAGACTAATCCTAAGTTTAAGAAAGATTATATTTCACAACAAATTAAAGATACTAAAGCAGCTCTTGCAGCTTTGGAAAAAGAACTAGAAGCAATTAAGTAATTTTTAAACAACAAACGTAAACAAGAGGAAAGTAAATATGAGTAAATTTAATACAGATGTAGTCTACAAAGTAACACAAGAGAAAAAAGGTAAGAATCTTGAGATGGGCAATCTCTATTTCAAGAATGTTCCTGTAACCTTCGCTCAAGTGTTGAAACCAACTAAGAAATATCAATCAGAAGACACAGCATACCAGTTGAATCTGTTTATGAATGCCGACACAGCGGCTAAAGCTGAGAAGATTGGTCTTAACAAGGAGTTGGCTGAAGTTGGTGTAACTAAGATTAAGAAGGGAGCGAATCGTGGTGAGTTGAAGTACAAGCTCGATGAGCACAATACGCCATTTGAGGGTATGTTTGCTGCACAGTTCTCTCGTAATACAGTTAAACGTGATAAAGAGGGTACGTTAGTTAAGACCTATGAACCTTTGAAAGTAGTTGATACAGATGGTAATCCGTTTACTCAAGAAGTTGGTAACGGTTCTGTCTGCCATGTAAAGCTATTTGCATACCGTAATGAAGAAGATATGCTTGTAGTTATGTTGGACACGGTTGTAGTTGTTGAGCACGTACCTTACGTTAAAGGTGGCGATAGTTTCGACGATGAACTTGGTATTACTATTAAGAGTTCTGAAAAGGTTGCTGAGTCTAAACTGGATGAAGAATTTACTTCTGGTTCAGATGACTTACCAGCAGATGATTCAGAGGAAGATCCCTTCTGAGCAACAGGTTCAGCTTAAATAGCTGTTCACGAAACATGAACGATAATGTGGGCTAGAAATAGCCCTTTTTAATTTAGGAGGTTTTATGGGTATTGATTACCGATCTAGAATGTTAGTTGTATTCGATGGAGATGTTGTTTCTCTTCTTGAAGACATGCTAGAGCTTGAACAGTATGAGGACTGTAGTGATGTTAATGATCTTATTGAGGAACTTGAATTAGACTATGCAAGTCCTTGGTATGATGCACCTCAATCAGAATGGACAATAGGTTTTAGTATCTCTAATCCTTCTTACGATCAATTACTGGATCAAGAGAGTCTTTGGTGGGACGAGTTTAACGGGTACGCCACAAGATTAACTGAGTTATTTGGTGAAGGTGATATTTCACTAGAGGCTCACCACCACATTTATTAAACAAATTAGGAGAACAACCGTGACACTGAACGAACAAGAACTAGAGCAAGTCTTCACTGAGTGGGATCGTCGTTGGCGAGAAAACCCAGAAGCATTTACAGACATAGTTACACATTTAACTAAGAATACTCCCCAGAGTTATGGAGAGTCTTGCGTACCTTACTTTGTAAAACTTTTACAAGAAATTCAAGGAGCAAATAACAATGACTAACGAACAAAACAAGAAAGAGTTATACAAAGGCTATGTAAAAGAAGCTCTAGCTAATCTTCGTGAACAGGACTTAGTTAAAACTCGTATGGCTGAAATCAAAGAAGCGGTAAAAGAGAGTGGGTTTGACACTAAAGAATTCAATGCTGTAGTTAAGGTTGCATACGATAGTGAGAAAGCTGCTGAACAACTTGAGGCATTGCAGATTGCTATTGACTCAGTTGAAGACTTAAAACTGTAGAGTAATTAATTTTACCGTTCGGTGCAAATTGCTTAGATTAAAGTAAGGTTAAGTAGTTTTTATACCGAGCGGTAAAACTTCAGGAGGAAGATGATGAGGTACAAAAGTAAAGTAATGTTCTTTGGTATTGAGATGCCTTGTGAGCAATATACATTGACATATGAAGACATCACTCCAGAGATTGAGAAGCGTATTAAGCAAAACTTACGGTGGTTGTTTAGGACATTTAGTTACGTGGTTTGGGAGAAGGTATGAGTAATAAGAAAAGTTATTTCCCTTATAGTTTAGTCACTGAAACTTTGGATCATGCTTGGGATTACTTCTACGAGTATTTGGCAGATCAATTGGACAACAAAACAGCTATGGCTATCATGGCAGACTTAAATATTAGAGATGTCTACTCACAAGTGCTAAGTTGTGCAGTAAATAATATCAATACAATGGAAGGTGGAGATGAGTAAACTTACAGCTATCATTGATGCCGACATGATTAAGTATGGAGCGGCATTTGCTGGACAGAAAAATTCAATAGTTGTTACACACCCAACACTAGGTATTAATGAAACATTTAATACACGAACAGACTTCTACGGCCATTACGCTAAGAAAGCTGGTGGTTGGTTAGCTGACTACAACAAAGACAGAGACAGTCCAATACTTCCCTCTGAGTTTACTATTGAGGATGTTGTAGTTCCAGAACCAATTCAGAATGTTCTACACACAACTAAGTTGATGTATGAGGGTATGCACAACTGTATTGACACTAAGAAACATAAAGGGTTCATTGGTAAGGGTGATAGTTTTCGTCTTGCCCGTAGTACGCTTTTGAAGTACAAAGATAGACCAGCACCTAAACCAATCCACATAGATGCTGTTACTGACTACTTAGAACATCGTCTGAAGTGTGAAGTTGTTACTTACGAAGAGACAGATGAACGTGTAACTCAAGAGTGCTACAGACAACCAAACAATGTGGCGATTGGTGAAGATAAAGACTATTATGGTCAACCAAACAGATTCTTCAACGTAAACAAACCACAAGAGGGCATCATTGATTGTGATTGTTTCGGTAAATTATGGTTGGATGAAAAGATAAACGCTAAGGGAAAGACTGAAACATCTGTTAGGGGATTTGGGAGAATGTGGCTCTATCAACAAACTCTCAGTGGAGACTCTGTTGATAATTTTAAGGCTAACTGCTTCTCAGATATAAGTTGGGCAGAGAAGTCTGCTTACCAACATTTAGTAGGTTCAGCTAATGACAAAGAAGCTCTAACCAAGTTAGTCGAAGGTTTCAAACTTCTCTATCCAGAACCAAAGAAGGTTATAGGTTGGAGGGGGGATGAACTCAATATTGACTGGATGTATGTGATGCAGGAATGTTTCACTATGGCTAGAATGCGTAAGATTAAAGGTGAGAGTGAGGTAATTCTCTCAAAAGTACTAACCAAGATGGGGATAAGCTATGAGTAATACCAAACGCAACACCAAGAAGGCTCCTACGGAGTCTTTACAGAGCGATAAGGCTCAAGGGAATACCACAGTAACCCCTAAGACTACACGAGCTACAAAGCCCTCTGTAGCAGCATTACAGAAGGAAATAGAAGGGTTGAAACAACAGTTGGTTGATAGTCACCAACATGTGGTACGGTTGAAAGAAGAGATTCAAGAGGGGTGGGAATTTTATAGTGAATTAGCTGATCGTCCTTTAAGTTTAATCATCTATCAACGATTCACAGATTGGTTGTACAATGTGACTAAGAACTTTCGGGAGTAGGGGGGATGATAAAACAACCAATGCTTGCATGTGCAGACATACCCTGCCTTGAAACGCAAGTGAAGTACCCTTGTTTCATTCAGCCTAAGCTTGATGGTATACGGTGTGTAGCTATCAATGGACAAGCCTATAGTCGTAAGATGAAGTTGATCCCTAATCAGTTTATCCAAGATACGTTTAAGAAATTAAACCTTCACGGGTTAGATGGGGAGTTAATGGTTCATGGTGACTTTAATAAAGTTCAATCTGCTGTTATGAGTGAAGATGGTGAACCTGATTTCTATTATGTCATTTATGACAAGTGGGATTGTGAGAAAATCTACGATCATCGTCTAGCGGAAGCTGAAGATTTCGTAAGGAGCTACTGCTCAGACAAGGTACATTTAGTTGATTACTATGTTGCAGAGGATGCTTTAATTGCCTCTGCTAGATTGGAGCAGTTTATTCGTGATGGGTTTGAAGGTGCAATGTTACGTTCATTTACTAGCCCATACAAGCAAGGTAGGTCAACATTCAAAGAGGGTTATCTTCTTAAACTGAAGAAGTTCTTGGATGATGAGGCTGTTGTTATTGGATTTGAAGAACGTCTACACAACACAAACGAACAAGAACGTGATGAACGTGGTTATGCTAAACGGTCTAGTAAGAAAGAAGGAATGGTTGGTGCTAACACCCTTGGTAGTTTGATTGTTAAGTGGAGGGATATTGAGTTTGGAGTTGGTAGTGGATTCAATGATGCTCAACGTAAAGAGATATGGGAAAACAAAGGCCAATATCTTGGGAAGTTGGTGACATTTAAATTCCAAGAGTTATCGGCCAAAGGTGTGCCCCGATTCCCGACTTTTAAGTGGTGGCGCAAAGAGTATGAGGAAAATTAATTGGCTACCCCAAGTAAGTTAGAAATAGACAAGGTACAAAAGAAGTTAGAGGGGTTCCTAAAGAAGTTGAACCCAGACGGTAGTCCTAAAAGACCGATGGATGATAACTTAGCTAAAGGTCTTATGAGAGATGCGGTAAGGGATAAGTGGTTGTACACACCAACTAAACTGGCCTTTCTTCTCAAAAGCAGGGAGCAAGACACCGACCCTACCACCAGAAGGAAGTGGAAGTATAAATGTAGTATTTGTGGTAAATACTTTGGATTACCTGATGTTAATGCCGACCACATTAAAGGGGAGGTTCCGTTTACTGAATGGAGTCAAGCACAGCAATACGCCTCAAGTATTCTTGATGTAACTTTTGATGATCTCCAGATATTATGTATCCCAGACCACAAGACTAAAACTCGATGTGAGCAACTTGAATTAGACTGGAGAACACCCGAAGGTTGGAAACAAGGCTTACTTGAACAGGAGTTTACTAAGATTGTAGATTCTAAAGCTAAAGGTCAGAAAGATTGGTTATTATCTAAAGGTATTCAACCTATGGGTAATGAGGAGCAACGTAAGGTACAGATTAGACAGGAGCTGTTTAAATGAACTTAACCGTAGATATTAGTGTCAGAGAGCTATTAACTCAAATGCTTGAATACAACTCAACACACTCTTTGTTATATTTCTTAGCTGAAATCGAGAGACACCCTAATCCTGAAGATTTTGCAAACCATTGTAACAAACTACTAAATAATGGAGAAGATATTGAACAGTAAAGAACAAGCAATTGAAAGTATTCTTAAACTTGCAGTACAGGGGAGGTTGCGTTATCTTGTGGAATCTCGTTGCAGCTTTGAGAGATTTGATTATGGAGTGTTAGTAGAACAGGCAACGAAAGATGTTGGGGAGTTATTTAAGCAAGCGGAACTAATTGGAGATAACATTGAATAAGAGCACAGCTAAAATAGCTACATTAAAAGGTAATGACGAGTTAATTAATAAGTTAATTATGTTGGTTAGAGGAGATGGGCTGAGTATTGCAGCAGCAGCTAGATCATTAGGGGTTGGTGTTCGCAGCGCCCAAGAATTTTTTAGTGGTGATAAGAAGTGGGCTGAGGCTTGGTGGGAACGCAATGAAGAAGATGTTGATGCTTACTTTGCTGGGTTTGCTCGTGATGATCTTGATGATTACGAAGATGAGTTAATGGATGAGATTAGTCGTGGTCGTGAGACTTCATTCCGAACAGATTACAAGTTAGAAGTTGGTGAAAGTAAGCCTAAAAAGATCCTCGTGATTGCTGATACGCAATGTAAACCTGATGAAGCTCTTGATTACATGAGTTGGATTGGTCAGTATATCTATGACAAGAAGCCAGATGTGGTGGTACACATAGGGGATCACTATGATTTCCCAAGTTTATCTAGCTATGACAAGGGTAAGAAATCATTTGAAGGTCGTAGACTAAAAGCTGATATTGAAGCTGGTAACTTAGGAATGAAGTATTTAACTCGTGAGTTTTTACGAGATGGTTATTCACCTCGTATGGTCTTTTGTATGGGCAACCATGAGGATCGCTTTGATCGTTTGAAGAATGATGTCCCTGAGTTGGATGGTTTTGTTGGCACAGAGTTACTACCGCTTGTGGAGATGGGCTGGGAAGTATATCCATTTTTAAAACCTGTAGACATTGAGGGTATATTCTTTGTGCATTACTTAGCGAACCCGATGACAGGTAAGCCTTATGCTGGTACAGCTTTAAATCAATTAAAGACAGTAGGTAGAAGTTTTGTAGTTGGTCATAAGCAGGTATTAGATATTGCAATACGGAACACTTTAGACGGTAAACAACAGATAGGGGTTATTAACGGAGCTTGTTACCCTTTTGATGAAAGCTATAAAGGTTTTCAGGGTAACTCACATTTCAGAGGCATTACTATGTTGCATGAAGTTAAGGATGGTGCAGCATTGCCTATGTTTGTTAGTCTTGATTATTTAAAAGAGAGATACCATGACTAAAAAGAAAATAGGCATATTTGGGTATGCCAGAAATGGCAAAGATACGGTAGCTGAACTTATCTGCAACAAACTGAACTACTCTTTCTGTAGTAGTTCTTATTTTGTTTGTAGTAAGGCAGTGTTTCCTGTACTGAGTAAGAAGTACGGTTACACTACTCTGGATGAGTGTTTCAATGACCGTATGCAACACAGGGCTGAATGGAAGCAGTTAATTACAGATTACAACACACCAGATAAGTCTAAACTAGCTAGAGAGTTATTAGCTGAGAATGACATTTATGTTGGGATGCGTTGTAAAGATGAACTCAATGCTTGTATTCAGAATGATGTATTTGATACATTGATTTGGGTGGATAACAATCGTCTCGAACCTGAGAATGAAAGCTCTTGCACTATCCGTAAAGAGAATTACACATGGGATATATTTATTCCTAACTACTTCTCTTTACAATACTTAGAGAAGCAAGTAGACTTGCTCATATCCGAGGGAGTGTTTAGTGACAATACAAAAGACTAAAACCTCTATCAAAGGTAAGCTATCTGAAGTGATGGAATACATGGTGGAAGATAGTCCTTCTGTTGCATACATGACCAAGGAGTTGGTTGTTGCTATGTTGATAACAGAGACAGATAAGATGTTGCTTTCTCCTGATGTTTATGCTAAAGTGGACGATGTTGAGATAGAGATTACAACAGAAGGCGATAAGCTGTTTATTGAGATTATTAAATAGGAGAAAGTATATGACACAAGCTAATACACCATTTGAGAAAGCTGGTTATACGAGAGACAGTAAGTTCAAAACTTTAGTTACGCAGGGTAACACTTTAGCTGGAGTTATTGTCCAGTTACAGGAAGATGATGGTACTCATTGTCCATTCTTTGAAGCTGTGGATGTAGGTGAAAGATTATGTTTCTGGC